AAAGACTGGGACCCTCTCGTTGCCAAGAAACTCTATGACGAAGGGGCAGCCGCCGCCAAACAGGGCAACTGGGATGTAGCCCACAGTAGCCTTGTTCAATCCCTTGTACACAATCCATATAACGGACAAGCCAACTTTCTTCTGGGTATTGTGTTTGCTCAGATGGGCGAGAACAAGGCAGCCATCCAGCAGTTGGAGCAAGCGTTGCGAACCGACCCCAAGGAACGCTACGCCTATCACAGCATGGTAATGCAGATGGACCGTGACGGGGACCTTGAGAGCCTCGAACCCGAGGTGAAGAATTTCCTCTTGGACAACATGGTATCAAAGGCAGCCGCAGCTAAGATTGCTGTGCCGATAGAGGAGGGCAATCTCGTTTGTCCCCATTGCAAATGTGACAAGACCAAACCTGTGGAAGATTCTGAGGCTGAGGGAGTAAACCTCGTGGAATGTATGAATTGCGGGGTGTTCTTTAGCAAGTAGGGTAAAATCCTGAATAGGGGAGTGCTTTAGTAGAGGATACATGTCATTTCCGAAGACGGCAAACGCAGTAGTTCGGGAGCCAATGCTCACCCCGCAGGCTTGGGAACAGCATTTCGGTTCGAGGGCTTTCCACATCCCCTTGTCCCCACCCGCCAAGTCTTTCTGGAAGACTGCCTCCACTAAGCAGACCAAGTACCTCCTGAGTCACTGCACTATCATGTCCTCGGTCGCCGTGGAAGCGGAGCCGTATGAGTACCTCATCCGCCCGGCCTCCGCCCACCTTGTAAACAACAACGATGACGCTTGGTCCTCCGAAGTGCTCAAGAAGTCTTACAAGAGCTTCGTGGGAGCTTTCAATTTTGTCGAACATTTCCAGAACAGTAAATATGCCAAAGGGCACATAATTGATTCTGTTTTGAGGAAGATACACCTTACTCAAGACCCACGAGATAACGTTTTCTTCGTGGATATTCTGGTAGCTACTGACCTTTCTCACAAGAAGCTTGCCGCTCAGATTCGTGATGGACAAGTCAAGTACCTATCCATGGGGTGTGTCACCGACCTCGTAATCTGTTCTTTCTGCGGTCAGCATGTGACCGACTCCAGCAGCTATTGTCACCACCTCCAGTTCAACAAGGGCAGCTTCATGCCGGATGATGACGGCGTGCCCCGGCGTGTAGCGGAACTCTGCGGACACAAGAACCTACCGGGTGGGGGAGTCAAGTTTGTGGAGGCTTCTTGGGTCCAGACCCCGGCTTTCCCCGGCGCAGTCAAAAGGTCTATCGTGGCTGAGGAGTGGTTGGGTCCGGCTACATCCTACACACGGGTTACAGCGGGTAAGGAAGCTTTTGCTAAGGCAGCCTCAGAAAATGGCAACTATGAAGGTCTTAATGTGGGAGAGCTTCTTCTCTCTCGGGACGACGGAAGGAACCTACGCTAATGGCAACAAATCCACTTATCGCCGCATATAAGCGCAAGGTTGCAGAGCTTGGCGCTTTGGACAATGAAATCAAGAACTTGGATATGACTCTCCCCGAGGGTGAAGGCGGGAAGACATTCGATTACTTGGCTGAGAAGCGTAAGGAAATCGAGAAAGATATTCAAGGAATGAAGGAGAAAGTGGAGTTCCTAAACGCTTGGGAACGCTTCAAGCAAGGCCCATGGTCTCCCGAACTTAAGAGCGAGTTGGATGGACTGGACCAGATCCTCGGAGATATCGCTACCGGGGATAAGCTGGGAAATACCACCCCGCCCGGCCCGGCCCCCGAGGCAGAACCGCCCGCAGAACCCCCTCCCGCCGAAGCACCTGAATCACCCGCTGAGGCACCCATGGCAGAACCACCCGCTGAGATACCCGCTGAACCACCGCAAACCCCCGAGGGAACCACTGGGGTATCCCCGGAACCACCGCCCGCCCCCGCCCAACCAATGATGGCGAGCAAGAAACAGAACTATCAAATACCTGATAAGAAGGGCAGCAACAGCCCTAACTCCGAGAGGGGAAAGATTATGGCAAAAGACACTAAGGTTTCAATGAAGGAATCCATCGCCGCTGTCAAGGCGGATAAGGACGCTATCAAGCGGGAAGCCAAGACTCGTGTGGCTGCTGCTTGGACTATCGCCAAGACGATGCTGCCCACTGCTCCGGTGGAAGCCCAGAAGGCATTTGCTCAAAGCCTGCTCGCCAACAAGACGAGCGCTTTGAAGGCTGCTCTCAAGCAGACAGCCGTCAATGCCCACTATACCCGGCTTGCTGACCTCGGCACGCTCAAGGAAGTCCACAGGGACGAGATGAACGACACCGAAAAGCATGACAAGCCCGGTGACTTGGCGGCAGAGAAGAGTGCCGTGAAGTCTGAAGTCAAGGGAGAGGCCGTTAATGCCTCCGCCAAGAAAGCGGATGACCGGCAGGATGCCGGACCGCAGACCCCGACCTATAATGACGGGCGTGGTCATGGTGGTGGTACCGCCTCGGAGCCGAAGGAAGTCGATGCCGGTAAGGCAGCCGAGCGTCCCGGTGCTGGTGAGCGCCCCGGAGACACGGTGAACCTGTCGGAAGGTGCATCCAAGGCCGAAGGTGGAGATGGAGCGCCCAAGGCAGCCGCCAAGACAGCCACATGCCCGAATTGCAAGGGTGGTAAGATGTGCGCCAAGTGTACCGCTGCCAAGGCAGCAGCCGCCAAGAGCAAGAAGGCGTATCCCGGACCCGAGGCAGCCGCCCCGGCAGCCCCCGCCGCTCCGCCCGCCGCACCCCCAGTAGAAGCCGCACCGATGGATGCCGCCCCCGTGGAAGGCGAGATGCCGCCCATGGAAGGCGAGATGCCACCGATGGAAGGCGAAGGTATGCCGCCTGCCGAAGGTGGAATGCCGCCCGCAGAAGGCATGGGAGATGCAGCCGGTGCCGGTGAGATGGTGACCGAGGAGAAGATTAAGGACCTCGGCGAAAAGGCACAGGAACTCGTAACCGAAATCCACGAGCTTGAAGAAGCGGTTGCCAAGGAAGAGACCAAGGGAGAAGAAGTTCCCGAGGGCGTCCTTGAGACCGAAGGTGAGGAACTTGAGCAGGTGGGTGAGACCCTCGAAGGTGAGGGACAGGCCGTTGAAGGTGAAGGAGAGAGCCTCGAAGGCGAAGGTGCCGAACAGGAACTCAACCTTGAGAACATCTTTAACGAAGACAACATGGAAGAGAAGACCTCCGCACTGGCAAACGAAGGAGACAACTCCGGTGCCGACTTCTTCTCGCCGTCCGCCGCCTCCACCATGGAAGCTGCTCTGGACAACAACGGCATTCAGGAATTCGGGGATGTCGTAGCCTCCATGTTCAGCCGCCAAGGTGCCGATGACGACCCGCTGGCAACCCTGCTTGGTCAGGTCCGTACCGCCGCCTCCGTGGCGGGTATGGAAGTTCTCCCGGCCTTTGATGGGTCCGCCGCCAAGCACTTCGAGCAGAAGGAAACTTCCGCCGATAGCCGTAACAACGAGGAAGACCACAAGGACGACCTGTGGGCCGAAGTCATCACTGACGCCGCCCCCGAGCCGCAGGAGTTCAAGGAAAACTCCACCGGCACTGGTCCCGTCCGTACTCCGCAGGACGCCGTTCCCGCTTTGAAGGAACCCGCCCCCGGACAGACTCCTCAATCCCAAGGGAAAGCAGCCGCCCCCAAGGCAGCCGCCAAGCCGACGCTTAAGAAGATTAAGCCGGTGATGGCTTCCGACGCCTCCACGCCAAAGGCAATCAATATTGGCGATGCGATGTTCGGACCCAACGACGGTATCCCGCAGGACTAAATTCGCAGACGTGCAACCCCACCCCCGGCAATCAGTACTCGCCGGGGGTTCGTTTTTAGGCCCTTATGAATCCTACCACAATACGCCCGGAGCCGCTTTTAACAGTAGTTTCGGGCGTCCTTCCTTGGCACGCCAGTGAATAAAAGTTCCACCAAAATATTCAATTTTCTTTGTGTTTTATAAATCAAGCGAGGAGAATACGAAATACCGGTCTCATCTATAACCCGCTCTCATGGGGTCTACTTTGTGGGCTTATTCCCTATGGGGAAAGTTTGGCGGAGGGGTGGCCGAGTGGTTTAAGGCACTGGATTGATAATCCAGAGACCGGTAAATCTTGGAAGGATGAACGGTCCGTGGGTCCGAATCCCACCCTCTCCGCCAGTTAAAGACTAACTCTTACTATGAAGTTAAAAGTCCAACTACCACACTCCTATATAAAGGCAGTCCCCGGTAAACAACTTTTAGTTTTCAAAGGAGAGTAATCATGTCTTCTTCTACATTCACTGGAACTCTTCAATTTCGCCATGACCCCGCAGCCGATTGGACATCCGATAATCCCACCTTAGCAGTCAGTGAGATGGGAGTAGAAACGGATACTAGCCTCTTCAAACTTGGAGATGGTTCAACTCCATGGGACACATTACCCTATGGCGGTTTAGCGGGGCCTACCGGTCCCACAGGTTATACCGGACCTAGCGGTTCCTCCGGTCCTACCGGATACACGGGCTACACCGGGCCAAGCGGGTACACCGGGTTTACCGGCTACACAGGGCCGGGTCTTCTTGGGCCTACACAAGTGCAAGATGCTTTTGCTACCATCAATCCCGGTAGTGGGGGTCAAAATCTGACATTGACGTTTGGTTCCACACCGACAGTCGGAAATATCCTATTATTTATAGCATTAACTCCAAATTCATGGAATAGTATTCCATCGGGAGCTATCCGACTTCTTACTCCAAGCTACAGTCCCGTTTCAGCGTGGTGTAAGATAGTCCAAAGCGGGGATGGTGTAAATTGGACCTTCCAAGCGACGTATGCATACCCTGCGGGCATCGCCGGATATGAGTTTTCAGGGGTTTCTGGTATTCAAGTGGCCTACAGTGGCTCATATGTTGTTAACGGTAACACCGTTTCTTTTCCTCCAATGCTGATGTCAAACGGGGTTTCCAACATTTTCAAGTTGCTGTTCAGTCAAAGTAACCAAACCCAAGTTGCTTACTCTTCGACCTCGGGAACTTTGGACTACAACAACAACACCGGGTCTTCTTACTGGTCAACATTAGTGACAGCAACAAGCTCATCCCCGGCTGTTCCGCCGACTGTAACATATGCAAGTGCGCCTCAAATGCAAAGCGGATTGATTGTTTCCGTACAGTAGACGCCGACGCTTATTGAGTTGTGGGGGAATGCCAGTATAAACAAGCCTTGCGGTGTCCACCATAGACACCTTTAGTAACTTGTTTGAATTCCTGCCCGCAAGTGGGGCATGTATAGTCTTTCAATTTAATATTCTCAATAGCGTTAACTTGGCGGGCGACCCCCGCCTGTTTTTTACGACGGTTTCTACCTTGTTCAGTTTCAGTATTCCAGTGAGCAGCCATCTTCTGGCGTTGAGATAGGGGTTTGGGTTTCCCTTTGAACCTTCTTCCAGTTGAATCTCTTGTTCCTTGTGGACATGGCCTACCTGACATTGCCTCACTCACTGCCTTTCTCATTTTCTCTTTTACTTCTTCGATACCGGAGCACCCATCTCCCCCGAGTGTCATATTATACCCGTATTTGTAGTCATGGGTTCTAAGTAAAACCACCCAAAGACTCTCAAGCCGATTCATCTGTTCTTGATTTTCACATTCAGTCACCCCCTCGGCTACGAATGCCTCCGGTCCATACTTGCGTATGGCACAATAAAGACGATTACTTTTTCCGGCTTTGGTTTTTTTGAGGTGCTCCTTCCACCGTTCTTCTACTGAAAGAGTAGTCTGACCCACATACTGTTTTCCGTTGACCAAATTCGTTACCAAGTAGATGTGCATATCTCTCCCCTTATGGTTTGGATAGTCTTTATTTTATGGGCAGGCTTTTATGGGCAAACGCAAGAGATACATTTTTGAACTACCTACCCTATATATGAGAAGTGGTCTGGTCCCTATAGTCCCGAAGTCTACTCCTAGACAGAGGATTGGGGATACAGGCTAATCCAAACTTCTTATATGGAGACTTAAATCTTCATGAGTTCATCAAGGAGAACTTATGGGTTTGAAATTAGTCTACTACGGTCAGAACGATAGCGTCAATGCTACGCCGGACGTTCTCCTCACTGGAGACCCCGGAACCGACCAGACCACCCTGATTAACGCAGGGTATCTGGCAGGCCGCATCATGGCTATCGCAGGAAACCCCCAGAATGCCTCCAACGTGGAGACGGTCATCGTTCCCTGTGACGTAGACGCAACTCTCGGCAGCATCGAGACTGCGACTGCGGGCATCATCGGAACGGGTCCGTTCAACCCCGGTGACAGGCAGTATACCTCCAATGCAACCACTACAGTGGCAGCAGGTAACAAGCCGTTCGCTGCACTGCTCAACGGTCCCGGCGAGTTTTCCGGCGCTATCGGACCTGCGGGCAGCAAGAAAGCTCCCGTGGTTCGTGGTCTCTGGCAAGGTAACATCAACCAAGAGTCGTATGACACACAGGCCGGTGTAACTTTTGTTGCCGGTGACTATGTGTACTGCGGTTCTCACAGCCCTGCGGCTGGGAGTGCGAATGTTGGGTTGTATACCGACAAGGCCCATACATCCGCCACGAACATCATCCCGGTCGGCATCTGCACTCACGTCCCCAGCACTCAGGAGCCGTGGCTGGGCGTAGCAAGTCTGCTCTAATTGGAAGGTAGCTTAGGCTACCCCACCGATTAGGCAAGGAACAGGAAAAAGAGGTAATTCAAATGGCAAATCTTTCCCGTACCCAACAGCAGACTGCTATGTTGGGTCAGCTTCTCAAGACCGCTGGCGGACGCCAAAAGCTCGCCGCTAGCCTCGGACCGTCCCTTCGTCGGCGTCGTGACTATATGAGCATTGCTCGCAAGGCTCTCATGGTCGAAACGCTACCGGACGGCGCACTCCCCATCTATGACAAGGAATTTGACATCATGGCACAGACGGTGTCCAGCACACCGGGTGGGTCGTTTGTTGAAGCCTTCGTCGTTGGTGAGGAAGGCGGAGACATCGTTCGGGTCACCAAGCCCAAGCGGGTCACCGTTCCGACCTTTGAAATCGTCAGCAACCCGATGATTCCCATCACCCAGATTAAGGAACGTCGGTTCGACTTGGTCGCTCGTTCTCTGAACCTCGCCAAGGCAGAAGTCGGCGCAGCCGAAGACGGATACGTTTTCGGATTGTTCGACGCAGTTGCCGCCGCAGCCAACACGCAAGTGGCTGCCGACAACGCCGCCAAGGCAGGCTCGGGCCTGTTTGACCCGGTCTACAATGGGGACATCGCCATCAGCGCTCCCATTGACATCAACTCCATGGCTGATGGATTCGGACAGGTACAGCGGCACGACCTGTCGGTTGCGTTCTGTTTCTTTAACCCCCGTGATTACACGGACTTACTGAAATGGACGCAGCAAAATATCGACCGTGAGACGCAGCGTAAGCTACTCAAGACCGGCGTCATGGGCTACCTGTGGGGGGCTACACTCCTCCAGTCCCGTAAAGTCGGCTACGGCTGCGTATACATCCTCGCTGATGCTGAGTTCCTCGGCGTCATCCCGGAGCGTATCCCGCTCACCGTTATGTCGGCAGACCGTCCTGACCTCCGCCAGATTGGTTTCTCGATTTTCGAGAACCTCGGGTTCCTCGTATTCAACCCGTCCGGCGTGCAGCGGCTTACCGTCAATGGTCGGTTCGAGTCCTTCATCAGCGGTCAGAACATCGGCGAGAACTAATCGCCCTCTGATTGCCCAACTCCACGGCGGGGGTCTTTCGAGACCCTCGCCGTTCTCTTTTTAGCCCACCTTTTCTCCGAAACTCAGTATTATCCTACGGAGAAC